CCTTTCCGCAAGCTCGTTCTTGTCCAGGAGAGACGTAGGAAGATCCCTGTCCACACTGCGGTAAATTTCTTTCCAATCCGCTTCAAGAGTCTGTAGACGCGTGAACTCATTATTATCCCTTTTAATGTTTTTAATTTCTGTTTCAATCTTTCCAATTTCTCTCTCCGACACTGAAATCTTATCAGTCTCTTCCTTTTTTAACTCATCTACAAACTCGGAGTCTACTGACTGCTCGCAAGTAGGGCAAGTATCCCCCAATTGGTTTAACTTTGTTAAGAGTCGCTTCGACCCCGCTGCGATTTGCGTAAAGTTTCCTACTTCTTCTTGTAGTGTATCGTACGACTTTCGTTCCGTTACTGAAGGATTTTGTACATCCTGTAAATCAATCTGTGCCAGTAAGTCAATTAATTGATTATTCTTAGAGATTTTTTTGTTCCGCTCTACGATATTTTCAATTTCCTTCGTCAAGTGACGGAACTCTTTCTCTTCTTCTTCCGTGTTTATTCGTAAATCCAACATGGGAAGTATGTTACTATCACTCAATTTATTATCTGAGAGCCATTTTTGCACTGTATCAACAGCGGCTTGTGCTCCACTAATTTCTAGTGTCAGCTTTCTAGACTCTTCTTTAAATACATCGAACAGCTCTACATACCCTTCAAGGTGTAACAAGTCAATTAAAAACTTCTTACGGTTTGTGTCTGTGGCAGTTAGAAACTGTAGGCTTGCATTTGTACTTTGATAAACCAACTGAGAGAAAGTCTTGAAGTCTACTCCAATTATCTCCTGTATTGTTTTATAGGTATTAGTAGCAGTGTGGCTGGAGATATCCTCGCCATTCTTTTCTAGCTTTACCTTAACTGTGGTCTTTCTATCTATACTTACTGTATAGTTATCTGCATCCTTGGTAAAGGTAAGCCTTATATTATAGCCGTTACCTTGGTACCTATTAGGAATGTCTGCTTTCTTTATACCCTTTGAGTTTTTATTATACAGAGCTTCCTCAATGATTAGAGGTATTGACGACTTTCCAGTGCCATTAGTTCCAATAATCTGAGTTACAGTATTCTCATCAAGTAATAACTCATTGTCAGAGCCATAGCTAAAACAATTATTCCACTGTAGCTGTTTGAGAGTAATCATTATAAGTTCCTATAATACTTGATATCTTTTCATTAGGGAGTTCTAGAATGTAGGTCAAGTACTCTGCTAGCTCGTCTCCGACAGTCATGTCTTTAGTGAGAACAAGTGTTGCTTCCGTACTACGTTTTACTACTTTCTTATCTAACAGCTCCGAGTTCTTAACCTTTGAAAGGTCTTGTATGTCACCTTCCAGTTCGTATATTGTGTGATGATAGTCACTGGGTATCATATCGTCTGGGTTTTGTACTGTCTTTCTCAACAGTTGTGGTAGTTCAAACTTCTCCCACATCCAAGACCAGTCTCTATCATTGATCAAAAGGTATCCTGTCTCTACTATGCTTCTATGAAACGAAGTAGTCATAGGGCTTCCTGGGTACACAATATTTTGCTGCGTATTACTATGAGCGTGTAAGTCGCCTGCAAACACTACTGGGAAGTCTTCAAATCTCTCTAGCTCAACTTCTGGCTTCACATGCGGGGGGATTTCTCCACGTACATGAGTAAACAGAGGCCACTGAGTATTGAAGGCTTCTATACTATTATTTCTATGTAAGTCTGCATAAGGTAGAACGTTGAACCCTCTGTCTTTGTCCACATAGGACAAGTCTACAATGTGAATGAAAGGATTAATATCCCTACTCACTTGCTTTAGTTGACTAAAAAAGGTCTTGTTCTTCTTAGTGGCTTCGTGGTTCCCATCATAAATTAGAGTAGGTATTCCTACTTGCCTTATGAATGTGAAATACAACTCCAACTCTTCCATAGTTGGAAGGCGATCAAAGAGATCGCCCCCAATTATGTGCATACTACACTCTTTTTCTATCTCGTGAATTTGAGAGAAGAAGGACTCATATCGCTTCTTCGCCCAGTCAACTGGGACATTCTTCTGCCCCAGTTTCAAGTGCCAGTCTGCGGTAAATAGGATCATCCTACGTTGAATTCTGCTTCAAGAGTGTCATCAACTTCCGATGTGCTAGCCTGTCGTACACGATCCAGCAACTCTTTCTGAGCGTCAGGAGTCGGGCGAGACATTACTTCGTCCATAGATTTGATGTCAGCTACTAATGCCATGTCAGCATCGTTGAGAGCTTTGGGCTTACACTTCAGAGCCTGAAGCTGGTACTCTACATTATAGGGCAGAGGGCCAGTCTTTACTCGCTTGAAGATAATATCCCAGCCAGTTACTGGATCAGTAGGATCGCCGAGGTCTTCAGCGGCACTGATGATTGATTCCCAGAGCTTCTTCTTGAGATTCACAACTTTGATTTCTCCGTTGTCAATACACTGTGTAGCGTAGCTCCAGCCACACTTGAGGTCAGGATAGTACTCACGTACCCAATCCTTCTCTTTGTTTGTGAAGGCTTCTGCGTTTCGATCAAAGGACAGACACTCCAGAGGAATGTTCTTGTCGTTCTCACCTTTCACCCAGTACACATAGCGAGCGAGAATGTCGCCACAAATACGCATACGGTTGTCACCGTCTTTGTACTGAAAAGTACTGATGGAAGTTTTCTTTGCAGAACCTTTTTGTTGTCCAAATGATATTGCCATATCTAGTTTTTCTCCGTTGGGACTTCTTCGTGAAGGAAATGGATATCATCACCTTCTAACCAAAGTAGTCTATTATTGTTTATAAAGATTGCAGGATCTAGTTGCAAGTGCAGTAGATCCAAGGTTATTTTACCGGACGCTTGATATTCGCCATATGAGCGTAAAGCTGCAAAAGCGATGTATATGCAAACATCTCGGTAAGAATATTTATATAGTTGGTACAGTAGAACGTCAGGGTGAACTAAAAAGCTCTGCCCAGAAAAATCTATGTCTGCGTACTTGTACACAGGGTCATACTTATTTAAGGGCAACTCCTTGTCAACTAACATTTTGAACACTCGGATGATTTCGGGTGGATTCGCTTTGCAAGTTTTAAATACTTTATTCCAATTATATAAGAGCATATTATACCTTAAAATGTCACTAATGTCAAGAACTATTTTTTTATAGTTGGTTTATTTTATATCCCTCTTTCATATAATATCCCATCCTGTTGGAAGCTTGACGTCGTGCAGTATTCCCCTTTAGGTGTATATCTATCACTACAGGAGGTTTTTTGCCCTCTTTCTTGCGTATGATACGCCCTATTAGCTGCGTCAGCAGAGGCTCATTATTCACAGGAGTTGCTAGTATCAAGCAGCTTAGGTTATCCACAGAGATGCCCTCTGAGAATATAGCCTGAGTTCCGTACAGTACGTCCTTCTGCCCACTACGCATCTCGTCTATCAGTGTCTCCCTGTCCTCATGTGATACATCTCCAGTGACACAGATTGCTCTGCCTCCTGTCAGTTCTGCACAGGCTTTCAGAAAATGCACACGGTCAGATACTACTAGAACCTTGTGCCCCTTTGCAGCGTAGGCTGCCGCTATGAGAGAAACACTATGTCTATACTCCTCCTGGTTGCATAGCTGAGTTACTTTGTTAGCCCAAGGAGTTCTCTGGCCATCCATGAACCGTATGTCCGAAGGATATATAGTTATAGAGGGAACCATATAGTTCTCCTTAGGTGGCTTGAATACTTTACTACCAAAGTAATCTCGGAATACAACATGCTTACCATCCTTTCTCTCAATAGTTCCAGACAGCCCTATCTTATACCTAGCATAGTTTGTGTCTATCACTTTGGAAAACGTCGGAGAAGATACGTGGTGCATCTCATCTAATATGATAGTGCCGAACTGTTTATTTATCTTGAGAATATTCCTGTACAAGCTCTGAGTATTCCCAATTACAATCGGAGCATCAATTTCAAATTTACCACTACCTATGATACCAGGAGTAATTCCATATACTTTTTCTACTTCCTTTGCCCACTGGTTTCTTAGAGGAACTGTGTGGACTATGATGAGTGTTTTCTGTCCCAGCTTACCAGCAATGGCAAGACCTGTAAAAGTCTTACCCCAACTGACCCAAGCGTTAATTATAGAGTTGTCTTCGATCTCGTCGTAAACCTCTTGTTGGCTTGGTCGTAGGGGTAACTTAAACTCTGGAAAGTCCACTGGTATATTGATACGCTTATCGACTACTTCGTAGTCAGACGGTATCAAATCCGTTCTTCCTATTGGAATACTAACCAGCGTATCACGTACCCGTGCCATATTCTTTATGACAAAGGGAGGGTCTTTCGGATTGAACGAAGGAATAGTATAGGTAAGTTCTTTGCTTAAAAACTCCTTGTATTCCTGCGTTACCTCAAGGTAAATGCGATTGCTGATTAGTGCTTTTATAGTCCTATATCCTTCTTAGCGATTAAGTATTCTTTTACAAAGTCACTTCTGACAATGTCCCCTACTTCAAAATTAACCATATCAAAGGCTCCCATCGTTTCTAATATCTTTAGAAAGTCCTTTAGCCCGTTGTTCTTTAGATCAGACTGTTCAAAGTCTCCACAGAATATAACTCTACAGTACTTTCCTACTCGGGTGATAATTGAGTCTAGCTCATGAAAAGTCATGTTCTGGCACTCATCTATCAGTATAACAGAGTTTTTCAAAGTTATACCCCGTATGTACGATGTAGTCATAAAGTGTACTAGACCTTTAGTCTTGAGTATTTGATATGCGTCTCCACGATTAAATAACTCATTTGCAACTTCTTTATACGGTTCTTCATAAACTGAGGCTTTCTCCTTTTCGTTACCTGGCAGGAACCCTATGTCCCTTGTTGGTACTGCGCTTCGGATTAACACTAAGTTAGAGTACTGTCCTTTAATCATATCATCAAATGCTAAGTAGCAGGAGATAAAGGTTTTACCCGTACCTGCCACTCCGTGCAACACTAGATTCTTCTCAGACTCGAATGCAATTAATTGATTCTTTGTTAAAGGCTCTATCTCTTCTAGCTGAAGACCTGAGCCGTTTAAAGTTTTACGCTTGTTACCCATATAATTCCTATACCTTTCTTCGAGTGTCCTTTAGTTTCCCTTCGGCGTACTCGTACAACATCCAAGGTGCATCTCCTTGATGTAGTATTCCCGCCCATGACCGTCCCTCATAAGGAGGCCGTGGGATAGTAAAGGGAATAGTAACTTTATGCACCCACAGTAAAGAAGCTACCTCTCTATGTTCGACCCTACGAATCTTGTAGTATTTTAACTTACAGAACTGGGTTTTCTCATATATGAAAGGCATGCCTCTTGAATCTATAAAAGTTTTGTTAGTTTGTTTTATAACCCCTACATGGTTAATAAGAGCTCGACTGAGACGCATTATATCCTTGAAAGGAGTTTGCAGTCTTCGTAAGCCTAGAGTCTCTCCTGGCTGGTTAGTATCATCTACTAATAGATCATCTACAAAAAGTAGTCCATCAGAATAAGTCCAGTTGTCCGACGGGATCTGGTATACCGGGAAGGTTACGTGTTGTACATCCCTGTATGTAATGATCAATTAAAACTCCATTGTTGTAAATTTTTATATCTGTAGAACCGCTGTTGTCTAGCCCTTGAGCCATTCCGTATACACTGCTACTTAGACTATATGAGTAAGACAAAGGTTCCCCTGTCTTACTCGTCCACTTGATACTATAAGTCATTGAACCCCCTAATTGGTCATTAGTACTGCGGTTTCAGTTAAAAGATATATAAAAGCTAATCCCATAAGGCACTTCATAATCTGTGCGAGCCAACCATGGACGCCCATCTTAGTGCTTATCTCTGTAATCTTTGATTGCAGCTTTGATTGCGTCTTCTGCAAGTACGCTACAATGTATCTTTACAGGAGGAAGGGCTAACTCTTCTACTATCTCTATATTTTTTATACTATTAGCAGATTCTAAAGTTCGCCCTTTAACCCACTCTGTTAAGAGCGACGAGGATGCGATAGCACTACCACACCCATAGGTTTTGAACACAGCATCTGTAATGATACCGTCCTCTACTTCTATCTGTAATCTCATAACGTCACCACAGGCTGGTGCTCCCACCATACCTGTGCCGACCTTATCAGTAATCTCCATCTTACCCACATTACGTGGGTTTTGATAGTGATCCAGTACTTGTTTACTATAGCTCATCGTGACTGCCGCTTTTCTTATGTTTATTCCAAGCAAGAAAGCCGCAGATACGAAGTGCATAATAGGCTAAGTAGTTCAATAACCTAAAGCCGTTCACTTCTATACATATGTCTCTAAACAGCCGATCCATATACTTCTGATCTTCCCAGTCATGCTCAAGTACAGAACTATTGCGCTTCTTCAGTCTAGAATACTTATACCCGTAGTCATGTACTAACCCGCCCATAAGTAAAACTCCTACAGGAGACAGCCAGATTGCAAGAAACTTTGGTACAGAAGCTCCGTCAAAAACAAATCCTTCAGGTACTACAAACTCAACTTCGTTAAGTGTATAGTTAAAGTCTTCTGCTAATTCCCACTTTCTTGTTCCAGTTAACCACATCCAAATAGCACCCCAAAAGCCTTTCTCGCCTGTTCTAATAGGTAAGGGTCGCATACTGGGCATATCCTCGTATGTGAAATTAACTCTGTTCTCTCTTGGTCTTTTGTCAAATACATTGATTAAGAAGCCTGTTAGTACTAGTATGATTAATATAGTCCATTGCCAGAACGTGCTAGCAAGTGCCCAAAGTTCCTCCATATTGTTTCTCGAATTTACCCATAGAGTAGTCATCTCCAACCTCAAAATCACAGCCTACAGGTGCTCCAGGAATTGATATTCCTCTGTCCATTTGTACATATTGCTCTAGTTGCTCACAATATCCATCTACCTCTGAGATTGGTACTTCGGCCAAAATCGAGTCGTGCACTAAAGCAAAGATTCTTGCCTTAGACTTAGTGGCTTTTAGGTATGCTTGCATATCTATAGCCCCAAGAAGGTTAATGTCACTAGCAGTAGACTGCACCAGAAAGTTAAGACCAGAACGAATGCTATGACTTTTGATGCCCGCGTCTGAGGACTTGACATTTGGTAGTCTCCTTTTTCGGCCAAAGAAACTATATACAAAGCCGTTCTGCTCTATAAATTTATGATTATTCTGTATCCAGTTCTTTAACTGGAAGAAAGATTGAAAGTAATCATCAATAACTTCTTTTGCTTCTTGCTGGCTAAAATAAGAGCCAGAGTCTTTTGTCACTTGCTCACTGATCTTCTTAGGGCCAGCGCCGTACATAATACCGAAGGTAACAGCTTTAGCAGCCTGTCGTTCCTTTGAAAATAAACTTGCAACGTCTTCTACTTCACAGCTTAGCTTGAATACTGTTTTCGCAATGCTACTATGGAAGTTACCGCCTGAGCGGAATACCTCTATAAGAGCTTTATCTTTTGCAAGAACTGCAGCTACATATACTTCTGCAGTTGTTAAGTCCATTGCTACTATCTTGTGTCCTTCTGCTGCTCTGATGCAACCTTTTACAATAGGGTTATCCCTAGGTAGTTGCTGCATATTAAGTTTACCACTAGAGCTGAGACGGCCACTAGTAGTACTGTGGAGATTGAAGCCTGTGCGTAACCGACTATCTCTATCCAACTGTGGTATGATTTTGTCCAAGTAAGTATTCTTAATTTTGGATCGTTGACGTATGTTAAGGATAAGTCCAGGAACTTCAGATTGGGATGCAAGCTCTCCGAGTACTTCTGCATCCGTTGAGTTAGCTCCCGTTCCTGTTTTCTTACCAGTAGGACGTAGACCGAGAAAATCAAAAAGGAGGCTACGAAGCTGGACAGTGCTGTTAGGATTAAAATCTTTTCCATTTATCTTCTCGAATTTGTTAATAGCAGGGTCACTATATAGTGTGCTAATCGCAAAGTCAATCTGCGTTTGCATAAGGTCTTGAGATACCTGAAGCCTGTTCATATCGAAAGGCACACCATTATCTTGTACACTTATAAGGAACCTAGTACCAGGAATAAGTAAGTTGTCATATACTTTCTTTAGCTTTGGGTTCTGCTTAATCTTTACGAACTTCTCAAAGAGAATGAACGTACATAAAGCATCCATAGCTGCATATGTTTTCATCACATCAAAAGGAATAGACGCCCACTGGAAGTCAGCCTTTAGTATACCGTGTTCTTTTCTATAAGTATCCATCCACTCGTACATTGGCTTCTCGTAATCGCCATAGACTGTGTACTTGATAGACAGAGGTTTAAGCCCATGTCCTCCAGGGTTCTCGTCTATGAGGTAATGGAGTAACATTGTGTCCTCTATAGAGGGAAAGTTAAAGTTGAAATGATACTCAAAGAACGCTACGTCGAACTTTGCATTGTGAAATATTACTGTCTTTTTCGTAAATAGTTCCTGTAGGAGTACTTCAGTAGTCTCATCAAAGCACTCGGTATTAATATAAGCACCTTGGACACCATCAAAACATAATGATATACCGAGTATATGGCCGTCCCTAGGATATAACCCAGTCGTCTCCGAATCGAGAGCCACATAAGTAGTTTCATGGTCAATAGCCGCTTGTATAAAGCGATTACACTGGTCAGTATCTTCGATTCCGATAGCAACTGTTTCATCTATTATCACCTCCTCAACTAAGCCTTTAATATGGTTAATGATACTTTCTTTAGAAGTTTCCCACGTCTTACGAGCCTCAGGTTTGAATGTGAGCATCGCAGGGTTAATTACAGGTAAAAATTTCTTTTCTACTTTCTTGCCGGAGTACTCCGTTACTGAATTAATTTTGGTAAAGTACTTGAGCGCATCACTACCTACTAGTATAACCCAGTCGTAGTTGTCTGTGTTTATGTCAATGTCACAGTCTCGCTTCAAGACTTTCTTGATGGTTGGATCAGAGCATAGCTGATATTGATCAAAGTCGAACTCGCCATCGAATTCTCGTCTGTAATCAGTTCTACCCTTTTTAGTTTCTACTAAGGCAACTCTAGCCATATAACTTCCTCTTTAATTTATCTACTGAAGTTTGAGTAAGTGCACCAGGATCAGTATCCTTGAAGTGGATATT